GTGAATGAACTGAGCGGCGGGACGCAGAGCGCGTTTACCGCCGCTCAGGACGCTGTTGTTTTGCAGTTTCTTGAGCAGGCGCAGGCGGAAATTGAACGGGCCACCGGGCGGCGGTTTGAGGCCGCGACCGAAACGCGCACGTATGGCGCGGAGGATGTGGACGGGCAAACACTGCGGCTGGATGAGGAATTGCTGACGCTGACAGGGCTTGCTGATGGGGCTGGCGCGGCCATTGCGCTGGAGAGCACGACGTTGGAGCCGCGCAACGCGGCGGCTAAGAGCCGCATCACCCTGAAGCCGGGGACGCGCTGGAATGAGACAAGCGGGGATGTGAGCGTGAGCGGGGTGTGGGGGCACTGCCAAACGCCCACGCCAGACGTGGAGCGGGTTTTGTATCGGCTGGCGTGGTTTTACTGGCAAAAGCGGCGGAGCACGGGCGAGACGCAGTTGATTGACGGGCGGACGGGAAGCGTGGCGAGCGAATACCCGGCTGACATTCGCAAGTGGCTGAGTGAGAACAAAAAGCGGATGGTGCGATGAGCAGTTTGCCGGAGATTTTGGCCGCGTTTACTGAACGCCTGCGCACACTGACGGGCGCGGTGGAGTGGTATGCGACACAGCCGGGCGAGGAGATGGGAGCGTTGCCCGCGTGTTACACGGACTACGACGGGAGCAAGCCGCACCGCGAAACCTACGGAAAGCCAACGGCGCAGATGTGCCACCGAATACACAGCCTGATTGGGGTGGTGGCGGTGGGGCGCACGAGCGACCTGGCGAGCGAGGGGCCGCGGCTGGCGCAGATGGCGCAGGCGGTGATGGACGGGTTTGACCAAGATTACACGCTGGGCTACGAGGAAGGCGTGGAGCTGAAGATTACGAATGTGGCGCAGGAAACGATTTACCTGGGCGCGGGGCAAACGCCCTACACGGCGTTGCTGGTGAGCGCAGAGGTGAAGGAGATTGTATGAAATACACGCTGAAGGCAAAGCAGCTTTTGAGCACCGAGCAGGGCGCGAAGAGCGCGGGCGAGGCGTTTGAGAAAGAGGCCACGCCGGAAGAGATTGAGTTGGGCGTGGCGCTGGGGTTGTATGAGCAATTACGAATTACGAATGACGAATTACGAATTGACGAAGGGCAACCCGGCGAGATGAAAGACGGGGTGACGGATGACGGCGCTGATGGCGTGGGTGAAACCCACCCCCAGCCCCTCCCGGTGGGAGGGGAGAACGCCGCGAAAAACAAGAAGAAGGGAGGTAAACAGAAATGAGTAAGTATGCAGGAACGGCGGTGCAGATTGGATATGCGCCGATAACGCGATTGACGGTGGGCGGGACGCTGCCGCTGACCTCGTTGAGCGTGGAGGACACGAGCGCCTTCCCGGCAACGGGGAGTTTGACGATTGGGGCGCAAACAATCACCTACACGGGCAAGACGGGGACGACGTTTACGGGCTGCACGGGCGGCACGGGCGCGGTGGCCGCCGGGGCCAGCGTGGTGGGCGCGACCTTCACCGACCTCTCGTGCTACACGAAGGAATACGAGGACGAGGCGAAGGTGGAAGAGATTGAGGTGACGGCATATTGCGATGGCAACAACAAGGCGTTTGTGCCTGGGCAGCGCGAGATGACGGCAAAATTTGTGGCGCTGCATGACAACGGGCCATTTGCGACCAGCCCGCAGGCGTTGATTGAAGGCTTGACGGGTGTTGAGTGTTTGTGGCGCGTGCGCGAGCGAGGGACGGGCACGGGCAGGCCGGAGCGGTTGATGCAGGGGTTTATTACCAGCCGGGCGGCCAGCGCGCCGATGGATGACGCGGTGAGCACGGGGATTGAAATCCGAGTGAACAACATTGCAAACGGCGCGTATGCGGCGCAAGCGTAATTCAATTACGAATTACGAATGACGAATGACGAATGACGAATGACGAGAGGGCGGGCAGATTTTTGGTTTGCCCGCCCATCACCAAAACACAGACATGGCAATTAACAAAACGGTAAGAATTTACGCGGGCGCGGGGTATGAGGGTGAGTGGTTTGATGTGCGGGGGATCACGATGCGAGACAGCGATGCCGCGCAGAAGGCCGCAGATGATGTGAACGCTGGCGCTGAGGGCAAAACGGCACTGCTGGCGCGGATTATCACGGACTGGTCGTTTACGGATGAAAAGGGCGCCAAGCTGCCCATCACCCCCGCGAATTTGGCGGACATGGACGTGGCGGCCTACGCCCCGGTGCTGGAACACATTAAGGCGAAAAGCCCAAAAGTTTAGACGCGGCAGAGCGCAGGTTCATCCGGGCGGTGAGCGAGGGCTGGGCGGTTGAGGAGCTGCGCGAGGCGAATTGGGAGATTCCAAGCAACGCGGGGGAGCTGACGCAACTGATGACGATGGCAAACGCCTGCGAGTTTTTTCATTGTTTGCCGGAGCAGGTGATGGCACACGATTATGCGCTGCTGGTGAATGTGATGAATGTGGCGAGCGCGATGAGGAAGTGAGGAATTCTGAATGCAGAAGTCTGAATGCAGATTGCCCACCTTCAGCCCCTCCCAGGGGGAGGGGAGGTAAAGCATGGCACTGGAGCAGCTAAAACTTGTTGTTGAGGCGGTGGACAACGCGAGCGGGGTGCTGGGCGGGATTGGCGGCGCGCTGGGGCGGATCGGGGACATCGTGGGGACGGCGGTGGTGGGCGCGTTTGCGGCAGGCGGCGCGGCGGTGGCGGCGTTTGGGGCGACATCGCTGAAGAACGCGGCGGATTTTGAGCAGAGCATGAACATGCTCCAGGCGGTGAGCGGCGCGACCGCCGAGCAAATGGCGGCGTTGAGCCAGAAAGCCATCCAGTTGGGCGCTGATATGACGCTGCCGAACACCTCTGCCAAAGACGCGGCGGAGGCGATGACGGAGCTGGCTAAAGCCGGGCTGAGTGTTGACCAGACGATGGCCGCCGCAAAAGGCACCCTGCAACTGGCGGCGGCGGCGCAGATTGAGAACGCACAGGCGGCGCAAATTACGGCGCAGGCTCTTAACGCCTTCAAATTGAGCGGGGATGAGGCGGTGCGGGTGGCGGATTTGCTTGCCGCGACCGCAAACGCCAGCGCGGCGGAGATTACCGATGTGGCGGCGGCGATGCAGATGAGCGCCACTGTCGCCGCGAGCGCGGGGGTGAAGATTGAGGATTTGACGACTGCCATCGGGCTGATGGCAAACGCGGGCATTAAGGGCAGTGACGCGGGAACATCACTCAAAACGATGCTGATGCGGCTGCAAAACCCAACTGATGAGGCGCGGGGGCTGATGCAGCAGTTTGGTATTAGCGTGTATGACGCGGCGGGGCAGATGCGCCCGATGGACGCGCTGGTGGCGCAGTTTACCGGCAAGCTGAGCGGGATGACGCAGGAACAGCGCAACGCCGCCCTGGCAACGATTTTTGGCACGGACGCGGTGCGCGCGGCGAATGTGGTGCTGATGGGCGGAAAGGATGCCTGGGACAAGATGAGCACTGCGGTAAACAAGGCGGGCGCGGCGCAGGAGCTGGCGCGGGCGCAGACGCGGGGGCTGAACGGGGCAATTGACGGGCTGAAGAGTGTGCTGGAAACGGCGGGGCTGGTGCTGGCAGGGCCATTTTTGAAACCGCTGACCGAAGTGGTGCAGAAGCTGGGCGATTTTGTGAGCAGCCTGCCAATTGAGGAGATGGCGGCGTTTGCGGCGGCGGCGCTGAGCAGCAGCGACCCGCTGGGGATGGTGGTTGCAAAAATCGGGGAGCTGACGGGCGGGTTGGGCGCGGCGCAGGCTGGGCTGGGCGGGCTGGCTACATTTATTACTTCTACTTTTACGCCGGTGCTGAGCAGTTTGCAGACGCTGTTTGCCACTGTGTTTGGAATGATTCAAACGAGTGTGACGGAAAAGCTGGGGCTGGTGACGGCGTTTGTGACTGAGAACGGGGCGGAGCTGACGTATCTATTTCAGAGCATTTGGGATGGGCTGGCGTTGATCGTCTCGTCTGCGATCAACACGATTACGGCGATTTTGCAGGCTCTGGCGCCGTATATGCAAGCCATATTTGGGCAAATTTCGCTGTTTATTCAGGCGCACGGGGCGGAGATTGTGCAGTTTTTGCAGACGGCATGGGACACGATTGTGAGCATCATCACGCTGGCGTTGCAACTGATACAAGCGATTGTGGTGCCGATTTTTACGGCGATTGCGCAGTTTATCAATGCGCACGGGGCGGAGATTCAACTGATTTTGACAACGGTGTGGACGGTCATCAGCACGGTTATTCAAACCGCGTTGACGGTTATTGGCAGCATTATTGCCGCCGCGCTGATGGTGATTAACGGAAACTGGGAAGCGGCGTGGAGCTGGATTGAGAACATTTTGCGTGTGGTGTGGGACGCGCTGGTGACGATTGTAACAACCATCGCCAATACGATTTTGACGTTTGTGCAAGGATGGCTGGCGAGCGTGCAAGCAAGCTGGAATGCGGTTTGGCTGGCGATACAGATGTTCCTCGAAGGGGTGATGACGTATATCCGCGACACGATCATCACGCCGGTTTTGACGGCGATACAAACCGCGTGGAACACGGTTTTGACCTTTATTAAGGACAACATTGTTACGCCAATTTTTTTGGCAATTCAGACGTTCATCCAAACTTTGCTGACCGCGCTGTTTGGGCGGGTGCTGCAAATGCTGCAGGCGCACCGAGCGGATTTTTTGCAGATTTACAGCGACATAAAACTCATCATTGAAACATTGATGACGCGGGCGCGGGATTTTCTGGTTGGTATTTGGACGGCTATTTATAACTGGCTGATAGCTGCTTTGACTAGCATCTACACGCTTTTTAACACGGCGTGGAACGCGGTTAAGACGCTGATTGAGGCGGCGCAAAACGCAATTTGGCGGGTGATTCAGAATGTTTGGGCGCA